CATAGATAGAGTGGGTATGTGGAAATTTTGTGATGATGGAGGTTCGGTCTACGCTTGCGACAAAGAATTTGGGACAGATAAGGAAATAGTGTACGATGTCGTGACAGCGTGGATGCCGAAAGAACAGATAGAACCATACAAGGAGATATAACATGGACATTATAATCACAATCGCATTCCTAGCCCTGTATTACATCCTGGGGCTAGGAACCGTGATTACTTTAAAGACAGGATTGGAAGAAGATGTGGAGTTGGAGTGTGAGGATTATTTAGCAGCGGCATGCTTCCCGATACTGCTATTTGTGGTGTTTTTGGATTGGATTGTGCGAAAGATAGTGAGGTAGGAAGATGAAAAATTTTGATTGGGAATCATTTAAAGAAGGAAAAATAGTGGTACATTGCAAGACAAAGAAAGAAGCGGAAGACTTTTGCCTGCAGATGCACGAGCATGGGATGACGTGGGAGTCTGGGAATAGTTATTTGAGTTACACATACTATGAGGTACATAAGAATAAAACGTGTTACAGTATTGGCGGATATCAGAGTTGTGACTACTTCAGGAAGTATAGATGCAATATTTTAGAATGGAGTGATTACATGCAGAAAGAATTTACCAAGGCAGATCTGAAAGATGGGATGGTAGTGAAACATCGAAATGGTGACAAGAGAATTGTGATAAGCGAAGCATTAATCGGAGAAAATGGATATGCGGATCAAAACTGCTTTCGAGAAGATTTGACACACAGATATTTTAAAGATCTCGATATTGTTGGTGTCTACGCAATCCAAGAATATAACAACTTTGCAGATATGCTTTCGGACTATAACTTAGAACTCATCTGGGAACGCAAAGAACCAAAGAAAATGACAGTGGAAGAAATGCGACAGAAGCTTGAAGAGCTGACAGGAGAGGAAATTGAGGTGATGTAGGAATGACAAGAGATACTATGAAACGCAGAAAGGAGACGGCAGGAGTCATCCGAAAGATAGATACACATGATATGGCAACGAGAAAGCCCTGTGAGACAGCTTTAAAGCAAAAGGGGCATAAAGCCTTTAAGTGCGACTTTAAAAGCCGTGAGAGGACGAATAAGGACGCTGTGGAGTACATAGCAGAGAAATACAACATAAAAGATCCTGTTCCGGGAGGTGATAGAGTTGGACAAGAAAACACTGAAAAAGTATAAGCCAAACAAAGATAGACTTATCCGGATTGAGAACCAGATACAAGAACTCTGTGAACGGGAATCGACTGTTGTCATGGGGAAGGTAACGGGATCCAGCGCAGATTTTCCGTACACCGAAGTGAGAACATCTGTACAAATGTATGACCCTTACGAAGAAGAGAATGCAAGGCGTCAGATCAGAAGAAAAGAAGCAGACAGGCTGCGGATTCTGAAAGAGCAAAAAGAAGTAGAGGACTACATAAATGGGATTGATGATCCGGAGATTAAGGAGATATTCGAGTTGCACTATCTTGAGGGGAAAACCCAGCAAAAAGTCGCAGATGAAATTGGATATACCCAGGCGCGAGTATCGCAGATTATAAGCGCACAGCTTAAAGATTTATAGCATTTATATTTTACTTATGCTATAATTATTCTAGAACGATTGTATATTGTTCTAAAACAATCTTTCCAAACATTCGGAACACCGCTGGACTTCTGCCCTTTCTCGTCTGGCGGTGTTTTTATGCCGTGGTCAGTTGGGACAAGCGGGTTCGATCCCTGCACACGGTTTTGTGATGTAAGGTTTGCGGCTTACCAGCTGGGGGTTGCTGTGGGAGTGCACACCGGCTTTACATCGCAAACGGTACCAAAACGCAGATATCCGCAGATCTGCAAAACAAACAAAAATAGATTCAGCAATCTATATTTAGTGTCAGTACCCGAGTGCGGATAGGGTAAAGGGTGTCAATAAAAGGCATCCTACGGGTGTATAGCTCAGTTGGTAGAGCAATCGGCTGTTAACCGATGTGTCGTAGGTTCGAGTCCTGCTATGCCCGTTGCGGACTACTGCAAGGTTCCTCCTTTTTCTTATAAATTTTGATTGTGTATTTGGTTATTTTTGTTTTTGTTGGCGTTATTAATTCTTTCAGCAGTAGTCCTAAATTCTTAGCATCCAGAGATGGGTGCTTTTATTATGTTACAAAGGTGGTGAGTCGGATGGCAAAAGGTAAATATCAAGAGTGGCTAGAGCCGGAAGGCTTGCTGAAGATAGAGGGATGGGCGAGAGATGGTCTGACGGACGAGCAGATTGCAGATAATATCGGGATTTCCAGAAGCACATTAAATAGCTGGAAAGACAAGTATTCGGACATTTCGGACACCCTAAAAAGAGGAAAAGAGGTTGTTGATCGTCAAGTCGAGAATGCTTTGCTAAAACGTGCGCTTGGATATGAGTACACGGAAACGACCAGAGAATACATACCGGAACTTGATGAGATGAAAACTACGAAAAAGGTCACAAAGCAAGTAGCGCCGGACACTACAGCCCAGATCTTCTGGTTAAAGAACCGGAAACCGGACAAGTGGAGAGATAAGCAGGAATATGAAGATAGGACAGCGATTGAGAAGCTGGATGAAATCTTGAAAGGATTGCATGACAATGCAGCTAAGCAAGAAACAGAATGAGTACATAATTAACGCTACGCACAGATGGAATATTAAATCCGGTGCGGTACGTTCCGGAAAGTCTTTTGTAGATACTGCTTATATTGTTCCGAAAAGAATCCGAGATAGAGCTGGACTCCCAGGATTAAATGTAATCATGGGAGTCTCTAAAGAATCTATCGAGAGAAACGTACTCCAACCGATGAGGGAAATCTATACCAGTGATCTGATCGGGAACATTAACAATCGGAATGTTGCCAGAGTATGCGGCGAGGATGTCTATTGTCTCGGTGCAGAAAAGGTCAGTCAAGTCGCAAAGATACAGGGAGCGTCCATCAAGTATTGTTACGGGGATGAGATTGCAAAGTGGAACAAAGAAGTCTTCCAGATGCTGAAATCACGTCTTGATAAGACATATTCCTGCTTCGATGGAGCTTGCAACCCGGAGAATCCGACACATTGGCTAAAAGAATTTCTCGACAATAAAAAATTAGATATCTATTTGCAGAGATACACGATTTTCGACAATCCGTTTCTGGCTCCAGATTTCGTGGAGAAGCTCTGCATCGAATATGACGGTACCGTTTATTATGACCGGTTGATTCTTGGTCTATGGAAACGAGCAGAGGGAGCGATTTACCGCAAATTTGCAGACCATCCGAAAGATTTTGTCAAAGAGCCGACTGCATCCGATCTGACAGAGATTGTCATTGGCGTGGACTTTGGTGGTAATAAGTCTGGTCATTCTTTCGTGGCAAGAGGGTATGACCGAGACAACAACGTGTATGGATTAAATAGTGTCAGACACATGAACAAGGATTTTAAGGACGGAATTGATTCAAACATCCTGAATGATCTGCTTATCAAATTTGTGAACGAGGTGCAAGAAAAGTATGGAAAAGTCGACTTTATCTATTGGGACAATGCAGAGACTACGCTCGGCCAGAGTATCCGAAACGCTATGCTCAAAGCTAATCCAGCCACGATTGTAAGACCGGCCAAGAAAATCAGAATAAAAGACCGAATTGAATGCGTCTTAAAGCTCATGGGGGCTGGGCGCTTTTTTATTACAAACGACTGCGAAACATTATCTACCGCACTGCAAGAAGCGGTGTGGGATGAGAAATCTATGAAAGATGATCGACTGGATGACGGTAGTAGTGATATTGATACACTGGATGCATTTGAGTACACGATAGAACGCGACATTAAAATGCTGACAGAGTGAGGTGCAAGATGTTTAAGTTTATTAACAAGGTTATTACAGGAGTGTTTAACATGATAAGCAGAACCACGATGAAGCAGGTGTTGAGAGAATCTCCTGCAATTACAAGCACGATGGTGCAAAAAATAAATGAATGGAACAGTATGCTGTCCGGGAATGCAGACTGGTGCAAAGATTATGTAACATCCCTAAAAATCGAGCAGGGTATATGCAGAGAGTTTGCGGATGTAGTCTTGTCAGAGATGGAAATTAAAATCTCAAATGACAAGCTCCTGAAGCTGTTTGAGAGCACCACGGAGAGCCTGAACGAAAACTTGCAGGACGGTCTAGGGCTTGGATCTTTTTGTTTAAAACCGCTTGGAAATGGACAAGCGGAGTTTGTAACAGCAGACAAGTTTATCCCTGTAAGCTTCGGAAATGATGAGAAGCCGAACGATATCGTCTTTCTGGACTTCCGGGATATTGACGACTCAAAGTACTATGCACGATTGGAGCGGCACAGTATTAAGAATGGATTCCTTGAGATCACGAACGAAGCATACAGTTCATCTACCAGATATGGATTTGACCGTAAAATCCCGTTGGAAAGCCTAGAAGCATGGAGAGGACTGCCGGAGCACGTAGCATATCCAGGAGTGAAAGAAATGGATTTTGGATATTACCGGAATCCGATCAAGAACAGGATTGATGATACGCCTTGTGGTGTGTCTATTTTTGATTATGCGATCGATTTGATCCGGAAAGCGGACGTGCAGAGTGCAAGGATAGACTGGGAGTTTGAGTCTGGTGAGAGGGCGATTCATGTGGATGCTGCGGCTATCAAGCGAGAGTCAGACGGACAGAATGGCGTATCCAAGTTAAATAAAAGATTGTACCGAGGAATTGACGGCGAAGAGGGATTTTTCGAAGAATTTTCACCGGAGCTTAGAGACCAGAACTTGATTAACGGTCTCGAGAATTACTTTAGACAGATCGAGTTTGTAGTTGGTCTTGCGTTCGGCGATTTAAGCAATCCGCAGAGCGTGGATAAGACAGCAACAGAGGTTAAAGCGTCAAAAAACCGGAAATACAATCGTGTCAAAGCAATCCAAGATAACTTACGAGATTGCTTAGAGGATTTTGTGAGAGGTCTGGCGTTCCACGAAGGAATGCTTCATTCAGGATATGAGTTTATCTGCAGTTTTAAAGACTCAATTCTGACAGATGAGGAAACGGATCGTCAGTTGATGCTAAATGAGATAGCAGCCGGAATCAGATCACACTGGGAGTACAGGGTTCGATTCCTCGGGGAGGATGAAGAAACTGCAAAAGCGAATGTGCCGGATCAAGGTGGAGTAATGGAGTGATAGGTAATGGATAAGCCAGATGTCGTAAAAATGTCTCTCAGAATGGAATCTATCTGGATGGATGCTGAGAACCGGATCATACAGGATATCGTTCGCAGGATACGCAAGACCGGAAAGATCACATCCACTGCCGATTACCAGATTAACAGACTGGTGGAGATGGGAAAGAGCACAGAAGAGGTGGAAAAAATCCTACAAGATGCTCTTAAAGCCACTTATCCAGAGATGTTTAAGCTGTATGACGAGATAGCGGAGTGGCAGTATGTAAGGGATAGGGACTTATATGAGCAGATCAACCGGGAATTTATTCCGGCAGAGGAAAACGAACAGCTCAAACAGGTGTCGCAGGCCGTCAGGAAGCAGACACAGGACAAGTTGCATAACCTTGCAAGGTCTTATGGATTCTCGGTCTTAATGGGTAATCGTCGCGTATTTATGCCGTTTTCAGAGTATTACCAGCGATATGTAGACATGGCAATCACAGACGTGATAAGCGGCGCATTTGACTACAACACAGTCATCCGTAGAGTTGTTGCACAGATGACGAACAGTGGCTTAAGGACTGTAGACTACGCCACCGGACACAGCAACAGAGTGCACGTTGCAGTCCGGAGAAGCGTATTGACCGGAGTATCGCAGATCACAGGGGAAGTGAACAGGATCAACGCTGAGAAGCTTGGCACGAATTATTACGAGGTTGACTGGCATCCGGGAGCCAGACCGGAACACCGGAAGTGGCAAGGAAAAGTGTACAGCAAAGAAGAACTGGCGTCTGTGTGCGGTCTTGGAACCGCTACTGGCCTACAAGGAGCTAACTGCTACCACGATTATTACCCATTTGTAAAAGGAGCGTCTGAACGGCAGTGGACGGATGAATGGTTAAGAAAGCAGAATGCCATAGAAAACAAAACAAAGAGGTGGCAAGGTAAAGAGTTGGATGCTTACGGAATTACACAGCAACAGCGAAGAATGGAAACCGCAATGAGAGCGCAGCGGTCTAAGATCGTGGCACTCAAGACTGCCAGAGCAGATCCAGACAATATATTGACCATGAGAGTAAAATACAAAGCCCAACTGTACGAATACACAAAGTTCTGTCGGAAGATGGGCGTAGAACAACAAAGAGAACGGATATACATGGATATGTTAGGGAGAGTCGCATAGGCGGCTCTTTTATTTTGTCCTGCCAGATGACGAGAAACTGGGTACTTACTTGAGACATGTGGTGCGACCACGAGAAAAAGCGAAGCGAAAGGAAGATGAAACATGAAAAGAGAGTTTTTAGAAGAAATGGGATTGGAAAAAGAACAGATTGATAAGATTCTGGACGCCAATTCCACAGATGTCGGTAAAGCAAAAAAAGATTATGACAACATCAAATCGGAGCTTGACACGACAAAACAGCAGCTTACAGACGCAAACACAGCCATTGAGGGATTCGGAGACTATGAAGAAATCAAAGGTCAGGTAGCCGATTACAAAGCAAAATACGAAGCATCCGAAGCAGAGAAAGCGCAGATTAAACAGGATTATGAGTTTAACGGAAAACTTGAAGCCGCAGCTAAGAAGCACGGTGCGAGAGCTTTAAAAGCGGTTCTTCCGTACTTAAAAACGGATGATCTGAAAGCATCCAAAAATCAGGATACGGATATTGAAAATGCATTCAAAGACCTGAAAGAGAACGAAGAAAGCAAATTCCTGTTTGCGGATGATGAACCGATTAAAAATCCAGTGCTTGGAAGCGGAGCCGAGAAGCCAGGTGCGTTTGATGCGGTAGCTGCTGCTATGGGACTCACAGAAAAAGATTTTAAATGATAAGGAGATAAGATATGCCAAATTCAATTACGCTTAGAAAACAGTATTCTACGATGCTCGACCTCGTGTATAAGAAAAGTTCACTGACATCTATCTTAGATGGCCCGAGTGAGCTGATCCGAGAGGGAGCAAATGCAAACGAAATTTTGATTCCGAAAATGTCCATGCAGGGACTTGCAAACTATGATAAGTCCTCTGGATACGTCAACGGTGATGTAACTCTGGACTACGAGACAGTTAAATGTGACTACGACAGAGGTCGTAAATTTAATGTAGATGCAATGGATAATATTGAGTCTGCTGGCGTAGCATTTGGACGTCTTGCAGGGGAGTTTATCCGCACGCAGGTAGTGCCCGAGTTGGATGCATGGAGATTTTCCAAGTATGCACAGATTTCTGGTATCACAACAGCGGAAGGCGCACTGAACGATGGAAAAGCAGCACTTGCAGCGTTAAGAGCCGCAAGAAACGCGATCGAAGATGCAGAGGGAGATGTATCTACATGCTATCTGTTTATCAATCCAGCATTGGTTGGAATGGTTGAAGACTTAGATACAACTGCATCCAGAAGAGCATTGGAAGGATGGGCTGGAATCGTGAAAGTACCGTCCGCAAGATTTTACACAAAAGTTGACTTGACAGCAAACGGAGCTGGTGGATTCGCTAAGAATTCAGACGGAAAAGCAATCAACTTTATGGCAATTGACCGGAACGCGGCTATCCAGTACCAGAAACACACAGTTCCGAAGATTATTTCCCCAGACCAGAACCAGGCTGCTGATGCTTATATGTACGCATACAGAACAGTCGGAATGTGTGATGCCTACGAAAATAAAGTAAAAGGAATTTACTGTCATCACGTGGGGGAATAGCACCCCCTGAAGATCTCGCCTTGGTAGGCAGGGGGAAAGTTGGAAAGGCAAAAGTAGGTAAAGCAAAATAGTATAATGGAGGTATTCAAAATGGCATACGAACCAACTACATGGAATAATGATGACGTTATTACAGCAGAGAAACTGAATAAGTTAGAGCAGGGCGTGAAGAATGAGCAGGTAGGACCAGCAGGACCAGCAGGACCAGCAGGAGCAAAAGGCGACAAGGGAGAACCGGGCATACAGGGACCGGCAGGACCAAGTTACACTCTTCCAGCGGCGAACAAAACAACGCTGGGCGGTGTGAAACAGATGGCTTTGATCGAAGATTTGTCCACAGAAACAGCAACTGACCTGAAAGATAAAATCAATGCGATTCTTGCGGGGATGAAAAAACAGGGGATTATGGCGAATCAGTAAGGAGTACACATGTTAGTAGATTACAAATACTACATTGAGGACTTTGGTGGAGAGAAAATCTCCACTGAGTCCGCGTTTAAAAAGACTCGTGATCTTGCGGATGTTTATATGTATGATTTCCGGAAGAGCAGAAAGCGACACGGAAAATGAGCACCGTATCAAATCGTGTCTTTGTGAGATGTGCGATGTCATCTATAATTTGACAGCAAATGACGGAAAGATCGTAAAATCCGAAAATACAGACGGGTACTCTGTGTCTTATGTAACAGAGCGTATTGACGGACAGGATGCGGAAAAAGTGCTTGAGAATAAGCTGTACCGGATTGCGAAAGTCTATCTCGGTAATACCGGCTTACTGTATCGCGGAGTATGCTAACAAATTCAGACGCCACCCTGTACAGCCGGAAGTATAACCCGTCTACTCGGCTGGATGAGTGGGAACGAACCTACATCCCGGAAGTGTGGTGGTACAAAAACGAAAAGTCGCAGATCACGACTGATGGATTAAAACAGGCTGATACGTACACAATCAGGATCTCTGACACGAGCGTAGCAATAAAAAAAGACGATTACCTTGTCAAAGGAGATTGTCAGATTGTGATGCAGACAATCAAAGACTTGGACGGATTTGACAAGACCAGAGTCACATCCGTAAACTACAACGCATTCGGCGGCAATCCGCATATTAAGGTGGTGGGAGTGTAATGGCAAGAGGAAAGAAGAAATTCAAGATTGAGACTTCGAGAGGATCTATATACACGCAAGCATCCGGCGGTGGAAAAGTATCCGCTAAACTCGAATGGAATCCAAGCTTTAAGCCAAGTATGGAATCCGGTTTTGCAAACGCACAGTCTTTCGTGGACTCTGAATGCATCCGGCGTATGAACCCGGAGACTCCAAGACGGACAGGAGTACTCGTTAAGTCAGCAACCCTTGGCACCGTAATTGGAAGTGGTGAGATCAACCAGATTGCACCTTATGCACGTAGACAGTATTACGAGCACAAGGAAAAATCACAGTGGTTTGAGCGCATGAAAAACCGCCACAAAGATTCCATCCTGAAAGGAGCGGCAAACTATGTCAAATCTCATTGACAGCGTCAGAACGTACATCCTCACGTGTCCATTTCTGAGTGATGGACGTGTAAACGTTGACTACATTGGTACAGATATGGGATACTCTGTAGACCCTCTTCCATGCGACCCAATTATCCAGAGATATATGGATGGCGGCGCAAAGAAGCAGTTCCAATTTGCATTTACGAGTCAAGAGGAATACGACCAAGACGCACGAATCAACATCGAAAATAGTGGATTTTTTCAAAGTTTTGAAGAGTGGTTGGAACAGCAGAGTTTCAATGACAACCTCCCAAAACTCGAAGAAAAGAAGAACCCAATATCAATCGAAACTTTAAACAGTGGTTACTTGTACGATATCAACGAGGAAAAAGCTAAGTATCGTATTGAGTGCCGCTTAATTTATACGCAGGAGGTATAAACATGGCAGAAACAGCACCAAAATTAGTAGGCAGACATTTGCGTGTGGCATTCATGAACACGGATGCAACGGGCAGCTCTCCGAAATTTGAAAGAATGACCAATTTTACCGCAATGACAAACGGGAAAAACCCGAAAGAGTATTCCAGACAGTACGTGGATGAAAGCACCGAGAGATCAGATGTAGTTGGATATGCTCCGGCTACAGAGTACTCTTTTGATATGTATGCAGGGAATCCTGTACATGAGCGAATTGCAAAAATCCATGACGGTGAGAAAGTTGCGGATGATGCACATGTGGAAGTGGTCACGGTGGATTTTTACAAAAAGAACACGGAAGGTAACAAGTGTTACGCAACAAAGAGAACTTACGCAGTTATCCCGGATTCGGACGGAGATGGAACAGACGCATTGGTTTACAATGGATCACTGAAAGCTGTATCCGATCTTGAGGAAGGATACGTTACGGAAACTGACATTACATCCAAGACAGTTACTTACGCCAAGGGAGATTACATGGGGGAGTAGCTGCCGCCGATTTTAAGGCGGTAAAAAATACGAGAAAGAATAGGAGAGTGAGCCAATGAACCAGTGGAAATGGAACGATGTAGAACTTGAAATAGATATGGATGACGTAGAGTTTTTGGAAAGATACGAAAAAGTATTTGAAAGCATTGAGCCGAGAGAGAAGAACCTTGAAAAGGTTGGGAAGATATCGGAAATAACCAGAGAATATTGTTTGTTGTTTTATGATATTTTTGACGGAATTTTCGGGGAAGGTACTTCTGAAAAACTTTTTGACGGGAAAATGAATTTGAGAGTTTGCGAAGAGTGCTATGATTCGTTCATTGCTGTATGTGAAAAAGAAATCAATGCCGTAAATAAGAGACGGAACTCTGTTGTTAGCAAATACACACCGAATAGAGCACAGAGACGGGCGAAGAAATAATGAACTTTTTTTATGAAGAGTTACCGAGCACAGTAAATGTAAGAGGGGAAAATATCAAGGTTATTACGGATTTCCGTGAATACATCAGGCTTTTGGACATGTTGAAAGACCAAGAGCTTGATGCTCTCCAAAAATTCGCGATCATACAGCAGTATTTTATTGATGATGTAGTTGCAGATGAAGAAGCTATAAGCGCATTGTCCCACTTTATAACGATGGATACAAACTGTGCAAAGGTTGCGGAGACAGGTGATTGTGAAGAACCGCAAGAAAAGTTGCAAGAAAAGCCGAAGAAAAATTTATTCTCGTACTCCATTGATTATCCATATATATTATCCGGCTTTCTCAGAGATTATGGAATTGATTTAATCGACATTAAATATATGCATTGGTGGAAATTCCGGATGCTTTTTGATGGTTTGTCTGACGATACAGAGATTAAACAGCGAATAATGTACCGCAGTGTTGATTTATCGGAAATTAAAGACAAAGAAGAGAAAAAACGAATTAAAAAGATCCAGAAATCAATTCAATTGCCATCTGAGAGCCTGACGGATTATGATATCGGAAATGCTTTTATGTGAGGTGACAGATGAGTTGTAAAATTAAAAAACCATCACTTGAGAGAAAGTGGTATAAGTGTCCTTTTTGCGGGTGCAAGCTATTGATTTATAACAACAATTCCGTTTGCACCAATGCATTTATCAAGTGCCGGACGTGCAAAAAAGAAGTAGAGATTAAGATTTAAGCACTTTAAATTGAGCCATTGAGCCTGTGCTATCCATAAAGGAGGGATAGTATGGGTTATGATGGCTCATTAAAATTTAACACAGAAATAAACGAATCCGGATTCAATTCAGGAATTTCCAAACTTGGCAGCGTTGCAAGCGGAGGATTAAAAGTGATTGCCGGATCAGTAGCTGGCGTTGCTGCAGCATTTGGAGCGGTGTCAAAAATGTCTCTTGATTCCGTTGCGAGTCTTGAGCAGAACATAGGCGGTGTCGAGACGCTGTTTAAAGATAGTGCGCAGACAGTGATCGATAATGCGAACAATGCGTATAAGACAGCTGGCGTATCTGCAAATAAGTACATGGAGACTGTAACAAGCTTTTCTGCATCACTTTTACAGGGACTCGGAAACAATACCGCAGAAGCCGCCAGAATAGCAGACATGGCAATGGTAGACATGTCAGACAATGCAAATAAATTTGGTTCCAACATGACGGATATCCAAAACGCTTATCAGGGATTTGCGAAGCAGAACTACACAATGTTGGATAACCTGAAACTTGGATATGGTGGAACGCAGACTGAAATGATCCGCTTGATTAACGACAGCGGCATTCTCAACGAAAAAATAGAGAATCTTGACAATGTGTCGTTCGACCAGATCATTCAGGCAATCCACAAGATTCAAGAAAATATGGGTATTGCCGGAACGACAAGCGAAGAAGCATTGACTACCATAGAGGGTTCTGTGCAATCCGCAAAAGCGGCGTTTGATAACTTTTTGAATGGTTCAAGTTCACCTCAGGAGTTGGCAGATGCTGTAAAGTCCGCAGCTGAAAATATAACAAATAATTTGATGCAGATCGTCCCAAGACTTGCAAAAGAACTCCCAGAAGTCGGAAACCTGTTGATGGAAAGTCTTTCGCAGTCACTTAACTCCGGAAAACTCGGAGAAATGATGCAGATAGGTGGACAAGTCATTTCCAACATAACAACGGGAATTATACAAGCATTGCCCGGAATTGTGACTGCATCAGCACAGATTATAAGTTCGTTTGCAGAAAATATCAGCACAAGTATACCGCAACTGTTGTCGTCTGGGATCCAGATCATACAGGCAATAATAAGCGGTATGATGCAGGTATTGCCGTCTGTCGGCTTGCTTATAACTCAGCTTATTACAACTCTATACGAGCAGATAACATCGCAGGGGCCAAGTCTGCTGCAGCAAGGCTATGAATTGTTAAGCAATCTGATTGACGGATTTGTAAAGGCAATTCCAGAAGCGTTGCCGAAAGTGCTTGATTTTATACAGGGCATCGGAGAAAAACTTGCAGAAGCTGCACCTGTAATGATTCAAAAAGGTTTTGAGTTGCTACAGAAATTGGTCGAGGGAATCGTAACCGCAATACCGATATTGATTGAGCGAGTCCCAGAGATTATTTCTACATTTGCAAACATTATTAACGACAATTTTCCAACAATTCTTATGAAGGGCGCGGAATTACTTGGACAGTTGGCACTCGGACTTATCCAGGCAATACCAACTCTGATTGCAAACATTCCGCAGATTATAGCAGCTATTGTTGACACACTGATGGCATTCCAGTGGCTGAACCTTGGTAAAACCATTATAACCGCACTGGGAAATGGAATTAAGTCTATGGTCGGATTCGTGAAGCAATGCGGGGAAAGTATATTGGAAGGAATTAAGACTTCTGTACAGAATTTACCAAATACATTGATGAACATAGGAAGAACTGCAATGTCGGGACTTGGAAATGTTATATCGTCAGCTGTAGGTTCTCTTAAAGGTGCAGCTTCAAACATTGTAAACGCCATTGTAAGCACGATCTCTTCTATTCCGGGACAGATGGCTTCTATCGGAAGCAATATCGTCCAGGGATTGTGGAATGGTATTTCGAACATGACAGGATGGATTATTGACAAAATTGGAGGTTTTGCAAGCAGTGTAGTTTCATCCATTAAGGATTTCTTTGGCATTCATTCCCCGTCCAGAGTTATGCGAGATCAGGTTGGTAAGTACCTTGCGATGGGAGTCGGTGCCGGATACGAAGAGTACATGCCGTACAAAGAGATGAAAAAAGTATCCGGTAAGGTGGTGTCTCAGTTGTCTGCATCTGTGAGCGGTATAACGTTATCAGTGCCGGAAAGTGCTGGAAGTCAAACTTACCAGAAAAGCGTTGGAATCCGGAAGTCTGAAAATAACAACGAGCTACTCTACGCAGTAGATCGTCTATCCAGACTTGCCAACAGACCACTAGAGATTGTTAATAAAATTGACTCTGTAGAGACATCCAGAGTACTTGCAACACCAATGGAAAAACAAATAGAAAAGAATTCAAGTTTTCGGAAGATGTTAGGAGGGGATAGAAATTGAGCCTATCAGTAAAATTTGACGATCAGGAACTCGGGCGATACTTAAGTGTATTGTCCGGGTTCTCTCCGTTTAGTGGAGTAAATAGAGAGTCAGGACTTCTTGACGGAGCAGAAAGTGCAAAAGGAGAGGATTTTGGCTATACAACATATAAATCAAAGACGCTTGAAATGCCATTTGAAATTAAAGGAGACATCTTAGCAAGCTATGACGCGATTCAGAAAATCCTAAACGTCACAGAGCCGAAAAAACTTGTTTTTGGGAATTATCCAGATCGCTACTTTTATGCGATACCGGACGGAAACCTTGATGTGACACAGGTTGCGATTTTTGGGAAAGGCACAATCACTTGGCTTATCCCGGATGGGGTAGCGTACTCTGTCGGCGAATTTGAATTTGACGGTGTACAGCAAGACGGCTACCAGACCATTACCATCCAAAACAACGGCACCGAATGGGCAGACGTGGACTACGAGATCACGCACCAGCACGAAAACGGATTTATCGGACTTGTGAGCCAGTATGGAGTGATCCAGCTCGGAAAACAGGAAGAGGCGGACGGAGAGAACTACGAAGCGTCCGAAGAACTGTTTAACGGTTACGGCTTGTTTCAAGATGATCATGGCACCTCTTATCAGAATCCGGAAAACACAACGCAAGGAACGTTGGAAGTACGGAATGTTGCCGGATACAACGTGATGGCATTAAAAGGTGGACAAGTCACATCTGGATACTGGAACGGTGGAATGAAAACACTTACTATTCCGGTGGACACCGAGGGTAGAGGTGGTGCAAAGAACTTTTACTGCTACACGCAGCACTGGTTCGAAACCGGCTTGATGGGGCAGACAGGAGCGCAGACCATTGCATTCCTGACTGGAGATAACAAGGTGATATGTGCCATGTCTATTAACAAGAGTGATACGGTTGGTAATACGGCGCATGTGGACTGGTTTGCCCCTCAAAACAAGAAAATTAAGACACTGGATTTCCAGCCGACATCCTACGAGGATAACCCGTTTAATTTAAAAATGGGCGGCGGACACAATGACTTTTTAAAAGAGGGTGACAAGTTGCGTATTTTCTGGTACGGGAAGTATTACCACTTTACTATCCCGGAGATTAAAGACATGGTGTGTGAGAAGATACAGGTCTGGATCGGGCAGTGGGGAAGTAGAGATCTTGGAAATCAGCTGGTTACGCACAATTATTTAAAAAGTATCTGGTTCCGTAAGGATAACGTGGAAAAATACCGAGATGTGCCGAACCGGTACCGTGCCGGAGATGTGGTGTCTATAGACGGGGAGAGTGCGAAGGTCTACGTTAATGGGATGGTGGCTAAGGGAGATGAGATTACGGGGACGGACTATTTTAAAGTGCCACCCGGAACAACAGAAGTGCAGTTCTGCTATTCTTCCTTTTCTTCTCCACCGCCACAGATTAAAGCAAAAATACGGGAGGTATATTTGTAATGGATAACATCAGAATTGCGATTCTAAGCACAAATAACACGCCAGTAGCATTTATGGACAACGCACACAAAAAGTCCATGCACTACTGGGACGACGAGCTACATGAGTACTTACAGGGGACTGCCAATACTTACACCTTTACGGTGTCCGCAAAGCATCAGGATGCAGAGAATGTTACCGCCGGGAATAAGGTGGCGTTTATACACAAAGGGAAATCCTACTATCTAAACATCGTAAACACTGAGCAGACAGAGGAGACGATCACAGCTACGGCGTGGTCGTTATCTTTTGAGCTAATCAACGAGGATGCCGGAGAGTACAAAGCCGGAAAAGCAATGAGCTTTGAGGAGTACCTTGCCGTTTTTGATGCTGAGAGAACACTAAAACTGGGGCTCAATGAGGTATCAGACAAGCGAATCACCAACGAATGGACAGGTACAACGTCCGTATTAAAGAGATTATTCTCCCTGGCTAATGTCTTTTCTGCGGAGATCGAATTTGAGACAGTATTGAACAGAGACTACTCTTTAAAAGAGATTGTCCTAAATGTATATCGGAAACACTCCGATACAGACAGCGGAGTCGGAGAATACCGGAATGACATTGTACTGCGGTACGGGAAAGGAATTACCGGAATCCGTAAGACCACGGATGCAGAAAAGTTATATACATGCATCCAGCCGACCGGAAAGGACGGTCTGACAATCAATGGTCTTGACAAGAAAGAATACGATGAAAACGGCAATGTCGAGTACTTTACAGACGGTGCGATCATCCGGGCACCACAGGCAAGAGACCGGTTTCCGTCCAATATCGTAAATAAGGCTGATGCTTATATCCTGATGCGTAAAGAGTACGATACAGACAGCAAGGACAAGCTCTATAGCATGGCTCTGTCTGATCTTAAAACAGCATCTGAACCGGTGGTGACTTACGAGGTGGACGGATATTTTGACACCAACATCGGGGACACCGTGAGGATGCAGGATCAGGAGTGGACACCAGTCCTTTATCTACAGGCAAGAGTATCAGAACAGATCAGGAGTCTTACCAATCCAAAAACTGCAAAGACGGTATTTACAAACTACAAAGAGCTTACATCCGAAATTTCGGATAGCTTGTTGCAGAGGATGGAAGATCTTATCAACAAAAATAAGGTCTACACTTGTTCCATCTCCACCAACAATGGCATCATCTTTAAAAATGGCATTGGTAGCACTACTCTGACAGCTTACGCTTACGATAACGGCGTGGACGTGGCAGACAAGCTACAATTCCGGTGGAGCAAAGATGGACAGGAGTTTTATGTTGGTAAGAGCGTTACGGTAAATGCTACTGACGTGGATACAAAGGCGGTGTACTCATTTGAGGCTCTAGAAAATGGGATAAAACGTGGGTATTACGAGGTCACAATCACGGATGTAATGGACGGAGAGGATGGAAAAGACGGGGAACAGGGTCCTCAGGGCGAGAAAGGAGAGCAAGGCGAACAGGGACCTCCGGGACCACAAGGCGCTCCGGGATTGGATGGTATACAGGGTCCAAAGGGGGATCAGGGAATCCCGGGAAAAGATGGGAAGGACGGAAAAACACAGTACACCCACATCGCCTATGCGAACAGCGCAGACGGTAGGACAGATTTTTCCGTGTCCGACAGTAATAGGGAATATATCGGAATGTATGTTGATTTTACGCAAAATGACAGCGCAGACCCGACAAAATACGCATGGAGTAAGATCAAAGGCACAGACGGGGCGATCGGAACACCCGGAAAGCCGGGAGCTGATGGAAAGACCCCGTATCTACATATCGCCTACGCAAACAGTGCAGATGGCAAGACGGGATTTTCCACCACGGATGGTACAAATAAGCTCTATATCGGGCAGTACACGGATTATACACAGGCAGATAGTACAGATGCTACGAAGTATACATGGACAAAAATAAAAGGAGAACAGGGGGAACGTGGGCTACAAGGGCTGCAAGGAGAAAAAGGCGAACAGGGGATTCCTGGAACAGCTGGTGCGAATGGAAAGACCAGTTATTTCCACATCAAGTATTCTTCTGTGGCAAAGCCGACAACGTTCAGTCAGATGACAGAGACGCCGTCTGCTTATATTGGAACTTATGTGGACTTTGTACAGGAAGATTCTACAGATCCTGCAAGATATACCTGGTCGCAGTTTAAAGGATCGCAAGGCGTAAAAGGAGATCAGGGAATTGCTGGTAAGAATGGTGCAGATGGGAAAACAAGTTATTTACATATCGCCTACGCAAACAGCGCAGATGGAAAGACAGGGTTTGATGTTTCGAATAGCGCTGGGAAGTTTTATATTGGACAGTATACAGATTTCACGCAAGCGGATTCTACAGACCCGACGAAATACGCATGGACAAAAATCAAAGGCGAAAATGGAAAAGACGGAACAAACTCAAGAAGCTACATCCTGGAAGCGTCCGATACCGCTATTAAAAAAGGTGCAGACGGAGCTTTAACACCATCTAAAATAACATTCCGGTCGTTTTATCGAGATGGAGACAGTGCGACAAGGACACCATATAATGGTAGGTTTAAAATTGAAGAGTCAACCAACGGAACATCATACTCCGTGAAATACACCTCGTCTGCGAATGAAAGTGCAAAGGAGTATACACCGACTGCAACTGCGAAAATACTCCGTTGCACGCTTTACGGCGCAGGCGGGACTATAAATGCTTTGGATACACAGAGTGTTGTTGTGCTTACGGATGTGGATAATTTGGAAATCGGTGGAAGAAATCTGTTACTTAAGAGTAAGAGAAAGGGGGTAAATGATTCATATAATAGACCCGCTGAGTACTTATGCGCCTCTTACGCTATCAGCGCAGCGCCATTGACTATAGGAGAGACATATACTGTGCAAATCAATGCTACCACTACAGCCGAAAGAAATTTTATTGGTCTATGGATAGGTGGAGGAAGTTATTCACTATATATGTGGGGATCAAATGTAGTTACTGCAGGAACTAGAACTTATACTGGTACTTTTAAATTGAGCGATCACGCAGAAGGACAAAAAAATTTCGTCAATGTTTACTCTTCTACTACAGGTGGTGTTCAAGGATCAACTCCCATTTCGGGAACGTGTACAGTAAATTGGATCAAACTAGAAAAAGGTAACAAAGCTACCGACTGGTCTCCTGCTCCGGAAGATGTCGATGAGAAAATAGATGATATTCAAATTGGTGGTAGAAACATACTGAAAAATAGTAAAAACGGGATTGTTTGTACTGGCACAGACTATTCATCGACAACTACTCCAGGTGCGACAATTACTACGAAAGCTACAGGTATAGGTAACGCTCATAGATTTATTGAAGGTTTTTATACAACCCCGGTAACGGAACTGTCGAAACGTGTAGGGACTGAATTTGCGTTCTCACTCGATGTTAAAATAACCGGTTCGTTTACCAATCTGCGTACGAAGGTTGATTTTAGGGATACCAGTCATAATAGTAGTATTTTTAGTAACTTTATTGGCATTAATGGTTTAGAAGTAGGAAAATGGACAAGGGTTTCCGGTGTGGCTTCTGTTAAAGAGGTTACAAACGTTACGGCAACTCGTTCGCTATTCTTATTTGATTGGAGTAATTCAACTGTCGGATCTACGATCGAATATCGAAATCTACAGCTAGAAGAAGGTAATAAATCAACAGCATGGACACCGGCTCCAGAGGACATAGAAACTTTAGTAGTAACATTGTCCAACGATTCCCAAACAGTAGCAACAGACACAAACGGAAACGGTGGAAACTTTGTAGATTGCTCTACAAAAGTGCAGGTTTACAACGGCACACAGGACGTTTCAAAAGTCGCTACTTACACCGTAACAAAATCTTCCGGAATTGCTGGTACATGGGATTTAAGTACACGTACTTACAAGGTATCCGCTCTATCTACGGATAACGGATGGGTTGACATTAAAGTAACATACAACGGAAATTCTATCACAAGACGGTTTACGGTTTCGAAATCGAAACAGGGCGCACAGGGAGCAACGGGACCTCAAGGTGATAATGGACCACAAGGGCCGGCGGGGACATCGGGAAGAGGGATAAAAACCATTACAGAATATTATTTGATTTCTTCCGCAAAAACAGGAATTACAACAGCGTCAAGCGGTTGGAGTACATCAGTTCCGACGATGACAGCAACAAATAAATACTTGTGGAACTATGAAAAATTTACGTTTACAGATAATACCACAGCGACCACTACGCCAAAAATAATCGGGATATACGGAGACAAAGGAACAACAGGAGCTACTGGTCCGCAAGGACCTCAAGGAAATGCAGGTGCAACAGGTCCCCAGGGGCCACAAGGGGTAACTGGAAACGGAATAAAATCTATCACGAATTATTATCTTGCAACGGCAAGCGGAAGCGGTGTGTCGGCGTCCACATCAGGATGGACTACAACTGTACAAGCAATAACGGCGTCAAAAAAATATCTGTGGAATTATGAAGTTGTTACCTATACAAATGGTAGCACGTATCAATCAGCACCATGTATCATCGGAGTATACGGTGATAATGGAGCGACCGGTGCTACAGGGCCAAGTGGCATAATTGTATCTTCTGCGGCTCCGGTGAATCCTGAAGTTGGCCAGTTATGGCAAACGGCATCCGGTCAGCCGATCAAGCGGTGGGATGGAAGTAGGTGGGTGATCCATTATATCGCAGTCGAGAATCTGGACGTGCAAACGCTCAGTGCGATTGTTGCCAACCTTGGAACTGTAACAGCCGGACTTATTAAGAGTAAGGGTGGACACTTTTACATAAATGTAGACACCGGAGAGATCGTGTCTAAAAGCAGTGACGGTACAATTTCCGTTTTTGTAAAAAAAGAGAATATTGACATGGTAAGATCGTTTACAGCGGCTAGGTACTGGGGGAGTCGATTAAACTACTCTGGATTAGAATTTTATTCCGGCGGCAGTAGCATGGCAGATGATATCGCGAATGGATCTATGGTATGCTCTATTCGCGGAGATGAGGAGATGCGTGACTTTTCGGTGACAAACATAAATGGAGATAGCATATGGCTTATTAGGACAATTAAGCAGCTTACAAAATCTATCTCTTACGATTCCGGTACCGTGAAAGGTCCATATACAAGTGCAAACTCCAATAATAACATCCGCGTGGAACTAAAAAGAAGAGGATTTATGGTAACATGCAAGATCACAATGCTTGCACAATTTCCAAATAGCGGTAGTTTCGGAGCGTTTGATGAGGTGCGAATCCCTATTGGGTATCGTCCAGTACTCGATATCAGAACACCTTACAATGAGGTGTCCGGTTCCTCGATTTTTGGAACTGGTCGATATCTAATCAGCAAAGACGGTGGAATTACAATCTATGTCAATAACCCAAATTGGACAGAACGGCATTTGTCGATCACGTGGATCACGGATGACTAAAGGAGTGAATATGGAGATTAGGGCAAGACCGTGAGGGTCTTATTTTTATACTTTAAAATAAATGGAGGCAAAAATGACGGATAATGAAGTAGAAGTGAAACTTGCAGAGCACGGAAAAGAAATCGGCTCATTAAAACACCGAATGAAAGAAGCAGAGGACGTTGTGAATGTGGTACATCAACTGGCGCAAGAAATGGTAGGGTTGACCAAGGAGGTTGGATTTATGAACCAGACCCTTGTGCAGTTGACCGCAAAGGTGACGCATCTTGAGCAGACACCGGCTAAACGGTGGGACGTAGTAGTAACCGCACTGATCGGAGCTGTGATTGGTGGAATAGTAGCGATGTATCTGTAAAGGAGAATGAAAAATGAAGAAGATTAACTGGATTGTAAGAATTAAAAACAAGGCATTCTGGGTTGCACTGATCCCGGCAATCTTACTGTTGATACAGGCAATTGCGGCAGTGTTTGGGCTTAACATCAACCTTGGAGACCTTGGTGATAAGCTATTAACCGTAATCAATGCGCTCTTTGCAGTGCTGGCGATCCTCGGTGTAGTGGTAGACCCAACAACACCTGGAACAGGAGATTCAGAGAGGGCACTTACATATAAGTAAATAGCTAGAGAGCTTGAAAACAGGCTCTCTTTTATTGTGCGACATCGCATGGAAAGGAGGTGAGAACATGAGCGAACAGAACGAATTTGGCAGGGTATCCGTAGAGGAGCTGGAAAAAGCATTTGAAACAGAAGAGCAGGAGGAACAGGAGTAATGAAAATTGGCTTAAGGGGAGGGCATTCCCCGAATTGTAAAGGTGCAATCGGTCTGATCGATGAACAGGCGGAAGTGCGGAAGATCTACAATGAGCTCGCACCAATGTTACAGGCTGTCGGTCATACTGTGGTTGATTGTAATTCCAATGCATCCAATGTGTCCAGCGAGTTATCTAACGGAACAAATAAGGCGAATAGTGCGGGGTGCGATATCTATGTCACCTTGCACATGAATGCGGCAGGAGCGGAATCAGCTGGCGGTACAGAGGTGTGGTTATACGATGCATCTAACCAGACAATGAACACGATCGCAAGCAATATCTGCCAGAATTTCGCAAATAAAGGATTTGCTAACCGTGGTGTAAAGTACAGTTCAGGCTATCATGATCTGAATGCATCTAATATGCCTGGCATGATCGTGGAGACATTATTCTGCACCGGCACAGATGATGTAGCAAGGTATCGGAATTTAGGCACAAAAGGAATTGCGGAGCTGATTGCAAAGGCAATCGACAGTAGAGCG